CAGTAAATAAGAACATATATACTTTATATATGATTATATAAATTTGTATACTTTATACAAATTTATATTTCTTTGTTATTATGTACTACTTTAGTAAATATAAATAATATTAAAAATAGGAGAAAGATAAATGAATGATATCACTTTAAATGAAGATATTGCAATGGTTTATCAACCTGAATTATTAGGTGCGATAGATAAAATACTTGTAAAAGATAGTATAGCAAGAAGAGTATCTGATGAACAAAAATTAACAGGTCCACTTGGTATAATTACTGGAGCTTCTTGGGATAAGATTACAGATAAAATGACATTAGCAACAGCAGATGTTTCAGCTATTACTAGAAAAATAAGAACTCAATTTACATTAGAATCGTTACAAGATCTAAAAAATACTTATAAAGAGTCTTTTTATGACTTATTAGCGAGATACATTGTTGATGAGTTAGCATATAGAATAGATGCAGACTTTATAACAATGATATCTACTAGAGCACCATTAGTAGATTCTTTAGTTTTTGACGCAGCAAATTATAATAATGCATTATGGGCTGTTGCTCAATCTATTAGTATAAGAGTTAATAAAGGTCTTGCTGATTTACCTATATCTGATAATAGAAGTCAATTAGGATGGGCTGTAGTTAGTTCAAATGTTGCTTCATTATTAGCAGGTACATTAAACGATAATGGAGATTCTGGTACAGGAGAAGTATCACCATCTTATTTAGGTAGAATAGGTGGAGTAGATTACTATATAGATTATACTAATCCTAATACAGGTGTTGATTCTGTTATATTTGGAATAAAAGGTAATGGTTTTTCTAAAGGGAGTACTATATATTCACCATATAAGCAAGAGTGGATAGATACAATAGACCCGTCTACTGGAGAAAGTGTTTTATTTTTACTTGATAGAACAGGGATGTCAATTAATCCTTTAGATAATGCATATTATAATAATGGGGCTGGTTTGTCTGGATTTTTAGGTAAATTTAATGTTGACGTGAGTACTTTACAGGTTTTTAACTAAAATAATTAAGTAACTAGATATGATAAAAAGATATGTACCAGGAATACCTGACGGGATAAAAACGAGATTTTCATTACCGTCAGACTATGTAAAAGGTACCAATATAACACTCTTTGCTAATGGACAATTAGTAGATGTTATGGATGATAATACGCATCCATACGGTTATTATATAGATGTAGATTCTTTTGTATTTTATAGTGCGCCACTTTCTATAGATACATTGTATGTTATGTACGAGGTAAAAGACCTCGCCGCGAATTTTTTCAATAATATAAATTGGTCAAAAAATATAATAAAAATAGACTTTTATCCTAAGCCTATATCTAAAACATGGTCAACAAAAGTTATACAAAAATTATGGCCTCTCAATATAAAGCAGAAGAATTGGTCAACAAAAGTTATACAAAAAAAATTCGATAGAAAAGTTGTTAAAATAAATTTTAAATATAAAACGTGTGTGTATAATTATAAATATTAAAAAAGGAGAATAATATGGAAGAAATTCCTTTAATACAAGGTGATAATTCTGATATATATGAATTTTCTACAAAAGATATAACTAATTTAGACACCAGTTGGGAAGGTTCTTGGGCCGTTTCAGAGGCTTTGGGATTAGCACCTATAATATCTGGCACATTAACAAAAAATCCAGATATATTTAATTTAGATTCTTTAGTAGGCGAAGAAATTAGAGAGTCTTATAAGATATTTGAGCCTACTAATGAAATAGTTACGTTTAATAAAACAAATATAAATGGTACAATTGCAACTGTTAGTGGAACTTGTACAGATGCAAATGGTTTAATTGTTCCTAATAAGTACATATATATAACATTAAAAGGTATATTTGTTCCTCATTTTAGGACTATACTTGTTAAGACGGATCTTAATGGATTATTTAGTGTTGATATTGATTTATCACCGACAGTAAAAATGCCTGCGAATTCATTTTTTATATTTCAAATAATGCCAAACGATTCAGCATTATTAGACTATAAAAAATATTTTCTTACTGTAGAGGTAAGACAGTTAGATTCTAGTTCTAACGTTATATTTAGAAAAGAAGTACTACAAGCAAAATTAGTAGTAAATAAACAAGGAGTATTATAATGAAAAAATTTAGAGAAATGATAATTGAAGGCGTTTCGGCTGAAGAGATATGGACTAAGGAAGACCTTATAGAACTAATATCAGAATTAGATGAAGATGATATAGCAGTTGTTTCTAATTATGTACTAGAAATATTATCTTATGATTATGATTATGATTGGGACGAGATGGAAGATACAGATTGGTCTCAATACGATTACGACGAAAATATAGAAGAAAAAATGAGTATTGACTCAAAGAGAGCAGCCGCAAAAAGAAGAAGAAAACCTACCTTTAAAAAAGCGCAAAGACTAAAGAAGAAATGTATGAGTAAATATGGCGACAAAGTTAGAAAGACGGCTAACTCAGGGGTACCTTTTGTATGCAGTACAGATGGTAAGTTACATAAAGGTATGAAAAAAGCTGATAGAAGAAAATTATTAAAAACTAGAAAGAAAAACAAAAACAAAATTATAAAATAAAAGGATAAAAAATGCAAGATCCTATAGGTATGACAAATAATAGTACATTCTATTTAGAAATAGATAAAAAAGTAAATAGTTTTTATGATATAATTAAGAATAAAAATATTTTACCTAAGACCTTAAATGATTTATGTAAAATAGAACCTTTATTTAGTAAATGTATAAATGATATATGTATATTAATAGATAAAGAAGAAAGTCTGCATCCAGAGTTTAAAGAAATATTAAAATCTAGATGTACGATAGATATGTATGGTAAATTAAGCGAGAATTTTAACTTAGATTTTCTAAGTATACCTGAATATATGGGACCAGCTTCAATTGAACAATTTACAAAAGCTTCACAAAATATAAACTTCTAGATTACTTTAATATTCCTTTAAAATTAACATATTATAATATTTTCATAACTTTTAAAGGAATAAAAATGTTAAAAAATACGTTTTATAAACATAGTATATATATAAAAAAAGACTCTGAAAAAGAACTAAAAGAAAATTGGAAAAAAGTAAAAAATAATGGTAATGTAAATGTTATTTTTAAATATAATCCTATTTCACTAGACACATTTTTGTCAATAAAAACAGATATAAAACCGTCAAACGAAACATTAGAAACTAATAAGGATATAAATGCTTAAAGATTACGTATTAGGTGTTGAGATATGTGCTGCGGGAGATATGCATATAGGTAATATTAGTATGACTATAAAAGATACTTGTATGATAGACGGGATTGATTATCTTAAGTTTGGCGGTGTTGTTCTTCTAAATAAAAATTCGGATAAGTTGCCCAATAACCTTGTTCAAATTATAGAAAATAACGATATGACAGATTTAAGTGAATATATTCCATATATGTATATACATTCATTATGCGAAGGAAATGTGTCTAAAATTAATAAACGTTTAGAAAGAAAAAATATATCTGGAAAACAGTTCGTTAAAGTTATAGACAAAGAGTTAAAAGAGGTTCTTTTTAATGAAAGTCTTATAAAATCTACTATAGATAGTAGTGAAGTAGATTCTCTTGTTGAAGATAAATCTATAAAAGGATATTTAAAGCTAAATAATTCTAAATCTTTGTGTTGGTATTAGGTTTTTAGTCGATTTTTAAGTGAAATTTTATTATAATATACATCTAAATACATAATAACAATTTTTATAAATAGTTATAAGTTTTATGTATTAGTAAGCATTTTAAATTTAATTTAAGTGCTAAATGTTTATAATATATAAGGTTTCGATTAATTCGATTAAAAAAATACGTTTAAAATACGTTTAAAATACGATAATACACGATAAAAAGGATATATAGAATGTCATTAGATTTTACAGCAGGCTCACTAGATTGGGGAGCATTAGAAAAAAACCTCGGTGCTAATATCACCAAAGAAAAGAAAAACTACTCAGACGACCGTTTCTGGTCACTTTCAAGAGATGAAAACGATAATGGTGGTGCAATAATTAGATTATTACCTGATCCAGAAGGTACACCTTTCATTCAATTATTTAACCATGCATTTCAATCATTTGACGCAGTTAATAAGAAAAAGAGATGGTATATTAATAATTCACCGTCAACTATTAATGAACCTTGTCCAGCCTCAGAACTTTGGTCAGCATTATACAATGTTGGAACAGAAGAAGGTAAATTGGAAGCTAAAAATTTCTCTAGAAAAATTAGTCACTATGTTAACATTAAAGTAATTAAGGACCCACAAAATCCTCAAAATGAAGGTAAGATTTTCCTTTGGAAATTTGGTACTAAACTTAAAGATAAGTTCATGGCAGCATTAAATCCTTCAGATACAGAAATTGAAATGGGTGAAGAACCTAAACAATTATTCAACCCATTAAGCGGATGCAATATTAAACTTAAAATTAAGAAAGCAGCAGGCTTTCTTAATTATGATGATACGGAAGTAATGGGTGTTAGCTCAGCTTATGAAAGTGCAGAAGATGCAAAAGCAGATATTCTTGCTAATGCTTATAAACTTTCAGAGTTTATGACACCAGATGCGTTTGATACATACGATGAACTAAAAGGCAAAATGAAATATATTTTAGAAGCATACTCTCCTAAGTCCATGGATGCAGGATTATTTAAAAATATTGTAGATAATATTATAGGTAATGAAAATACACAAGTAAATCAAACACCTGTACAAGAACAAGTTCCTGTTCAAACACCTGTACAAGAACAAGTTCCTGTTCAAACACCTGTACAAGAACAAGCTCCTGTTGAAGCTGTTAATAAACCTGAACCAGTTAAACCAACACAAGATTCTGCTTTAGATTTCTTGGACGATTTGTAAAATAAGAGCTTTACGCTCTTATTGAAAAAGGAAATTAATGAAACCTTTAATAATAGTAGATTATTCTCATACTTCAATGAGAATGGTATTTACTGCTATAGCCCAAATGAAACCTAAAAAGAAAGATGGTAAATTTATAACATCTGATTATATTCAATATTACAAATATCTTTTATTTAATTCTTTGCAAGCAGTAAAAAATAAGATAAAAGGCGAAGTTATTTTAGCTATAGATAGTAAAAATAATTGGCGTAAGGATTTTTATTCAGAATATAAACTTAATAGAGTTAAATCAAAGGATGATTCTGACATAAATTTTGATGAATTTTTTGTTGAAAATGATAAAGTTATAGAAACAATAAAATCCACTTTTCCATTTAAGGTTTTAAAAGTTGAAAAGGCAGAAGCAGATGATATAGCAGGTACAATTGCTTTAAAATATGGTAATAATAGACCTATAACAATGGTTACGTCTGATCATGACTGGTCACAAGTTTTATCTTGGTCAGAAACAAAAATGTGGGACCCTATGAAAAAAGTATTTGTTTCGTTGACAGATTACGAAAAAGAAATAATAGAAACAGATTTTGGTAATATGTCTAGATTTACAATAATACATTCTTTAATAGGCGATAAAGGCGATAATGTACCAGGTATAACAAATAATACAAAGTTTACAGATGACTTTATATTACATTTAAAGAAGAACGGTATATCTACAACAGACGTTAAAGAATTTAATTCTCTTGATTCTAAAGATGATATAATAGAAAGCTTTAATGTGTTTAAAATAACAAAAAGTGGTCATAAAAAAGGTCAGGTAACAGACATAAAAGATATTTATAAAACTGTTCCTTTTGGTATAAAAAAAGCAGAAAAAGCAAGTGAGAATTCAGATACATTAAATACTTTATTAAATTCGCATAATATGTATAGAGACGCATTTGAAAGAAATAAAACTCTTGTCGATTTTTCCATGATACCAAATAATATTATAGAAAAAATATTATTAGAATTTAATAATGTAGATGTTAATTATGATCCAGATAAAATGTTAGAATATTTTATGAATGAAGGTCTTGGTCAACATGTTTCAGGAATAAATAAATTTTATGACGCATCTTACGAAGTACAAAAGAGTTCGTCTTTAGACGACTTCTTTTAATTAAAAGCGATTTTTGCGAAAGATAAGTCTGCCCATTGTTTACTTTTATTATTAGTAATATTAATAAATGAGGCTAGCCTATCAGGATATTTGTATCTATTCACTCTAGCTAAAGCTTTTTCGTCTAGAGTTTTAGATACAATTACTTTTTTGTCACCTAATATAGCTAAACAATTTAACATTATAAGATTTGAGTCTTCTACTGTATGGGTTTGTAATAGTTTATCATACGCTTCTTTTACAATATCACTTTTTATCATAATTTGTCCCCTATATTAATTAAAGTCTTGTTATAATTATATTTATAACTATAAAAATAAGGAAAAGAATTGGCTAAATTATCAGAAATAGATAAACGATATTTTATTATGGCTATCGGTTATGCTGATATAGGAAATATTGGCGAATCAGATATATCTGCAACATGTCCAGTTTGTAATGAAGGTAAATCTAGAGGAAGAAAACATAGATTTCATCTTTATATAAAAGAAACATATGATAATGCCAGTTTAGCATGTTTTAACTGCGACTACTCTGCTAATATGTTTTCTTTTCTAAAAGACCATTCACCAGCAGAATATGTTTTATATAAAAATGAAGTTAGAGGTCAGAACTTTACTGAATTAAAAATGAAAAATCTTAGTACTAATAAAGAAAGTTCTATAGATGACTTTGATATAGAGTCAGGTTTAGATTTTTCTTCTAGTGATATTATAGAAAATAATATTATAAAAGATAACGAACAAGATATGCCAACAACAAAAAAAGATATTAATTCTATATCTACGGGTTTAGATTTTTCTTGTAATACTATAGAAAAAACAATAATAAAAGACACATCAGAAAAGCCAATATTAATAGAACCTGTTAAAGGATTTATTAAATTACCTGAAGAGGCTATTGAATATATAAGATCTAGGGGAATAGAACAAAAAGATAATTGGCTTTATTCGCCGTTAAAAAATAAAATATTATTCAATGGTGTAAAACAAGAATTGAGTGAATATATAATAATACCTTTAACAATTGATAATAAATGGTATGGTTTTCAAGCACTCGCATGGAAACAAAAGAAATTCTTTGTATATATGGTAACAGGTAATTCAGGTTGGAAAGTTTGGAACTGGGATAATATTAATAAAGATGAACCAGTGTATATATTTGAATCGATATATGACGCTATTAGTTCAGGCTTGGATAATGTCATCGCTCAATTAGGAGCTAATCTAGGTGAAGAGAGATTAAAACAGTTAAAACAGCCTATATTTTGTTTAGATAATTTTAGAGTAGATGATAAAGCTAGAGAAGAATTATTAAAATACTCTGAACTAGGCTATAAAGTGTTTATATGGCCAGAAGGCAGTGAAGCATTTAAAGATACAAACGATTTAAGAAAAATAAAAGTTCCTTATGAAAAAATAGCAGATATGATAAATAAAAACATATACTCTGGTATAAGAGCCCAAATAAGGCTAAAATTAAAATAGTATTTTCACCTAATAGATTATCGTTATATAAATAAATTAAAAGGTGTTTAATTATGAAACTAAATGAAGGTTATCAGAGACTAGATGAAGATATGAGATTCGAAGCATTAGGTCAATTAAGAGAAATCCAATCAAATTTAGTAGGAATTTCTTTTTTACCAGTTATAGCTATAATGAAGAGTGAGAATCCTCTAAGAAAGGATGTATTAAAATTTCAAGACGATTTAGATGAATTAACAATGTCTATCCAATCATTTATATCTGAGGCAAAGAATGAAATAGATTATCAACCCGCAGAAGATGAAACTATAGATGATACAGAAGAAGATGATACTAAAGACGAGAAACCTAAAGATATTGAAGTAGAAGATTCTACAGAAACAAAGGAGGAAAAATAATGATAAAATACAGTAGCTTTTTAAAAAATCAAATAGAAATAAATGAAGAATACGCAGATAAAGTTTATTCTTTAATGTACATATTAGAAAATCAGGATATGTTAAACGAATCTACATTTAGTGACGAAGAATTAACAGAGGGTGTTAACGACTGGTTAAATAAAATAGGTCTAAAACTACATAAGGGTGATGGTTTGGCTAGTTATATAAAACAGTTTACTACTGGCTCAGGTAAATTAATTATTGCAGCTATAAAAGGCGATAAAGATAAAGTAAAAGATATAGCAAGCGGATTAACAGCAGATAAAGTTCTTGATTTTATATTAAAATTAGATATGGTAACAATGCATTTATTTACTGGTCCTATACATATGATAGATGCTATAACAGGTTGGGACTTAACAGCTAATATACAACATATGGCTAAAAAATCAAAATCTGTAGTAGATATAATAAAACATGCTTTTGATACTATTAAGTCTAATGCAAGTAAACTTATAGGCAAAAAAGATACAATAATAAAATCTATTGAGAATTTAGAACGTTCTCTTATACCGAGTATATAAATGAAGACATTTTCACAGTTCTTAAATGAATCTAGTAATATTATACTAGGTGATGGCTCTAAAGTAAATATTAAAATAGATTCTATTATAAGAGCTTATGGTAAAAATTGGAAAGTTAAACAAATAGGTGGCTCTGGAGGTAATTCTTTAGAAATATATTCAATAACAGATGAGGTACCCAAAGGTAAAAAAAATGAAGAAATGTGGATACCAATAAAATCAATAGAGAGGTTAATAAAATGAGACTATCAAAACATTTTGTTCTAAAAGAATTTACAAAATCATCAACAGCAATAAGATTAGGTATAGATAATACGCCTACAAAACAACAAATAGAAAATATTAAAAAGCTTGTAATTAATATATTGGAACCACTTAGATTACAAGTAGGAAGATTGAATATAAATTCAGGATTTAGGAAACCTGAATTATGCGAAGCTATTGGCTCTAGTAAGCATAGTAATCATGCTTTTGGTTTTGCTGCTGATGTAGAACCAAATGATCCTAACGAGACTTTTGTGACAAATTTAGATTGTTTGAATTGGATAGCAGAAAATGTAGAATATAAAGAACTTATAGCAGAATACTTTAACTCTAATGATAAAGATGCTGGTTGGGTTCATGTTGCATATCAAGAAGGTAACAATAAAGGTGTTATAAAACTTAAAGATGAAAAACATAATTATGAGGTAGTTACATTAGAATATATAAATAAATTATATGGAGAATAAAATGAAAACTTTTAGAGATTTACTTGAAGATAAAGATAATTCTGAATATGGTTTAACTATATATGGAGAAGCATTGAATGTAAGCATAAAAAAAGCTAAATTTAATGACTTAATGGAAATAAATTTTTCAGGATCTAGAATATTACCATCTCTAAAATCTGTAGAAATGCTTAAAAGTGAATATAACGATTATGATTACTTAGCTATAGATAAAATATATGATAAGATAACAAAGAAAGCTTCCATAGATATAGAGAAATTAACGAAGGCTTTCGAAAAAGATTTAAACAAAATAATTGTTTCAATGGAAAAAGAAACAAAAAAATTATAAGGAGAATATACAATGAAATTTAGAGATTTAATAGAAGCAAAGAGAAATTACGATAAAAATAGTAAACCGTTAACAAAGAAAGGATTTGAAAAATTACTTGTTTCTGGTGAACATATACAAACAGATGATGAAGTAGGCGGAAATACACTATGGTATAATTCAGATAAAGAATGGATGCTAGATATGAAGGTTTCTACATTTGATATATTATATAAAAAGTATATACAAAATAAAGAATATTTATATGACTATACACATAATTTAACAGAGTCTAAAGATAAAAAATTGTCATATCAAGATATTGTAAAAAAGTTTGACGAAATAGAAGATGTTATAATTCAACCAGACGGAAAATCTATAAGAGTTAGAGGTACAAAGAATAATAAATTTGCAGACTTTTACGAAACATATTCTAATAAAAAAATAGCAACAGAAATATTTAAAAAAATAAATAATTTTGTTAATATAAAATAATATGAAAAAACTATTAGTTCTATTATTTCTATTAAATAGTATTTTATTCTCTTCTGATTATGTATTAGTTAGTACGCCTATATATACAAATATATATTCAGTAACTAATAAGATACCAGAAATTGGCATTGTTCATTTAAAATGGGACATTGTCAAACAAAAGACAAAGAGAATTAACAATTTTCATCAAAATAAGTTAATAACGAGTAATATTCAAGCTACTAATAAGGATTATGCACATTCAGGTTTTGATAAAGGACATTTTTCTGCTAGTAATGCTGATTGGGACAATAATAAAAGTAATATGGCTTATACATTTGCATTTACAAATATGACACCACAATACCCTAAAACTAATAGAGTTTCATACAGAAAAGTTGAGGGGTATGGTAGGAGTCTTGTGGAAAAGTACCAAGATATATTCGTTATAAATATAGCAGTTCTGGGAACTCATTACATGAAAGGACATATAAATATTCCATCAGAGTATATAAAAATATTTATTCATGGTAATTCAAAAGAATGTTATAGAATACCAAACGATAATAAAGTTTATACATTAGAAAAAATGAAAATTGATTGTAATAGTATAAGAATAAATAATTTATAGGAGAATTATATGAAAACTTTTAAAGAATTTTTGTTTGAAAAAGATGAAACAGAAATTATTAAAAACAAAATACTAAACACTAATAAAATGTTCCAAATGGCTATGAGAGCAAAAAATAAAGATGAGTTGCAAAAAACTATGAGCAAAATGTTAGATAATACAGATTTGAACAAAATTAACTGGAATAGTCTATATACAAAATTAAATGAAACTGCTATATAAATATATATAAAAGGATATATATATGTCCGGTATATTTGACGAATTAAAAAAAGCAAATAACGATATAGAAATAGAAAACGAACTTAAAGATAAATTTCTAGAAGAAATAGATACAGAAAAGAACCAAGAAGGTTATTATTTAGATGCCTTTGGTTATCCTATTTCTTTTAATGGTATAAGACAATTAAAAAGACCTTATACAAAAATGGAACTAAATAAAATCCACCAACAAGAAATTATTAAATGCCAAACAGATTATTACTACTTCAGAAAAAACTACTGTAAAATTCTAACTAAATCAGGTATAGGTAGACCAGAACCCCGCGACTATCAAAAAAGAGCAGAAGACGCATTACTAAAAGGTGAAGATACTATATTATTTTTCCCTAGGCAATGTGTCATAGGTGATACTATAATAAATGTAGATAATAAAGATATAACTATAAAAGAATTATATGATTTATATTCTAATACAAACAATATAATTAATAATGATGAACTATTTATAGAAGGTTTTAATACAAAACCCCACAAAATAAAATCTAACTCTAATACAAATCTATCTTGTATAATGAAAACAAAAAAATTAAAAATATATCAAATAGAACTCGCAGATGGAAAAACCCTTAAAGGCGCAGAAAATCATACAATAATAACTAAGGATTATGAAGAAGTTACTATTAATAATTGTTTAGATAAAGAGATAATAACAACAGATGGATATAGTAAGGTTATAAAGGTATTAGATTTAGGATATGAAGATAATTGTTATGATATAACACTTGATAATCTAGATGAATTATATTATACTAATGATATACTTAGTCATAATTCCGGAAAAACAGTAACAATTGCAACTTACCTGTTGTGGAAAGCTCTAACAAAAGAAAACATAACTATAGGTATATCAGCAAATGTTGTTTCTTTAGCTAGAGAAGTTCTAGATAAAATTAAAAAAATATATATCGAATTGCCTATATGGTTACAACCTGGTTTAATGTCTTGGAATAAAGGTTCTATAGAATTCGATAATGGTAATAAAATACTTACAGCAGCATCTAACTCTAATGCCTTTCGTGGATATAGCCTAAGTATACTTTATTGTTCTCACGAAGAGGAGATTGTTACTGTAAAGAATAAAAAAACCGGGTTAGTAGAAAATATATCTTTAAAGGAATTAAGGGCGAGATTAGATGAAGGTGTCCAAATGATAGTAAATAACGATTATGAAATATTAACTCACAAAGGTTTTAGAGACTTTAAAGGCCTCAAGGAATCCAAACACAACGAATACATAAAAATATATTATCATGATGGAAGTGACTTTACTTGTTCTAAGGACCATAAAATGATTATAGATGACGAAATAGTAGAGGTCATGTCGTTATTGCCTGGGACAACTATAGGCAATAAGATAATAAATTCAATAGCTATTATATCTAGTGCTAATAATGAAACGTTCTATGATCCTGTTGCAGTTGAATTTACTGGGTCATATTTGATAGATGGTGTCATACAAAAAAATTGCGATGAGGCTGCGTTCTTGAGAAATTCAGACTATGAAGAATTCATGGATTCAGTTATGCCTGCTATGGCTGCTATACAAGATAGTCAAGCTATATTTAGTAGCACAGCTAACGGTTTAAATTTCTTTTATCACATGGTCCAAGGTGCTATAAAAGATATAAATGGTTATAATTTGGTTCAAGCAGATTGGAAGGAAGTACCGCGATGGGATAAAGATGGTAGTATACTCTCTCATGAAGAATTTAAAAGAAGAGAAGTAGCAAAAAATGGACTTATACACTTCGAACAAAACTTCGGCAACTGTGTATGTTTTGATACAAAGATAGAAATAGAAGGAATGGGAGAATTAAAAATAGGAGAGCTGTATGAGTCACTCTAATATAAAGATAAAACGAAGGAGATTGAGAGATGCTTAAAGTTCTTAAAAGACCAATAAAAGTTCAGACACCAGAAGGCTATAAAAGCTTTACAGGAATACAGAAATACTTCAAGAAGACAATAACTATAAAAACTGAAGATAAATCTATAGATGTTGCAGAACTTCATAGATTTGTTGTTGATAAAGAAGAAATATTTGCAAAAGACCTAGAAATAGGGAGTATACTACAAACAAAAGAAGGAAAAGTTAAAGTTATAGATGTATCTGAGGGCCCAGTTAGAGACGTATACGACCTTATAAATGTCGATGGCGAAGTTTACTATACTAATGATATATTGAGTCACAACTCGTTTTTGGGCTCTTCGTCAACACTTATATCTAGCGACGCTCTTAAATCAATAGATACGTATAATGATGAAGATATAATTTTTGATTCTCTATTTGACGGATTAAGAATATTTAAAGAACCTATTCCTGGAAGACACTATATATTAACATCAGATCCTAAAAAAGAAGGACTAGATGCTGCAGGACTCCAAGTTATAGATGTTACAAATTTACCTTTTGAACAAGTAGCAGTAGCCCAACTTCAAGAAAGTTACTTAATGATACCAGGTAGATTATTTGAATTAGGTAATTACTATAATAACGCTTTAGTAGTATGCGAAAATAATATAGGCGAAAGTATTCCAAGTACCTTGTTCTATAACTATGAATATGAAGGCGAAATTTTCATAGAATTAGACAAAAATGGTAAACAAAAGAAAGAAATGGGTATAAGAACAACAGTTAAAACAAAAAGACTCGGTTTAACTCTATTAAAGAAATTTATAGAAGAAGGTAATTTTATAATAAATGATAGAAAAACCCTTGACGAACTATTCAACTTTATAAAAAAGAAAAATGGTACATATAGCGCAGAAGAAGGCTATCACGATGACTTAGTTATGAGTTTAATGCTAACATTTGCACCATTTCTAGACTTTAAAAATTGGGATAACTTCGTTGGCTTCGTCCAATACTTGGAAAAATCAGCTAAAGAAAAAGAAGAACAAATACAGGAAAGTGCAGAATTTTTAGATTTAGGCTTTGGGCCAGATGATAATACAGATTCATCGCCTTTTACAGAAGATATATGGGAAAATTCAGATATGGGTATAACTGCCATGGAAGATTGGAATCAAGATTTCAACTAAATAAATGTACCTATACTCATATAATTCTTACCCTTATATGACGCTTTTAATTCAGCAATTTTTATATCATATTTAATAATAGCCTCAGGTCTTTTACATCTTTTTCTAATAGACCTAGCCTTTATAAGCTCACATTCATATTGATTTTGTCTATTTCTTATGTCTCGCTCTTTTATAAAGTCCTCTTTAGATAGATTATTTACCCTATTAGCAAATACTAATCTCTCTTCTATAGTTTCCATATCATACATGGATGGTATATAATGTATTTGCTCAGATTTATGTATTAATAACTCGTCATGATTAGATATATACTTAGTTAAACCATTTATATCTATTATAGACTGATTCATCTGTCTTTCCCATATTTCGTATTCATGGAATAATGTATATTTAAACGTTTTTATTATTTCTTTTATTTCTATATATAAACCATTTAAAATTGTATTACTTATATCAGGTTTTATACCTTTTTCTATTTGATAAGGTAATTTATTTAAAGTTTTCTTGGTTATAAACATTCTTACCTTTTCCTTATTTTCTATATAGTATTTTATATTTGCAGACTCTAAATTAAATTTTTCTGCTTGAATATATAAAAATTGATATATAGCAGTACTCATGTCAATAGAATTATAGTCGGGAAATAAGTTTATTTTATCCACTTTTGATAAATTATTCCAATATTTGTTATATAATCTACCTTCGCCTTCAGATTTACTAGACGGATACTGTATAAGAAACGTACTATCTTGTATATACTTTATCGACTCTTTCTTTTTATCATCTACCCAACAATTTGGTTCATATTCTTTATTAGGCTGTATTTGTTGTATATCTACATTGTTAAATTTTTTAATGCTTCTTATATTCATTTTTTCTACATGCTTAATTATAATATTCTTATAAGGTTCTGATTGTAATAGTATAATAATTTTTGCTAAAAAATCATTACTATCTCTATCAACATTATATTCACTATTGCTAGAATTTTCTTTATCGTTTTTATATATACTATATCCCTTTACAGTTTCCTCTATAAAACCAAAAAGATACGATTTATTTTTACATTTGTTTGTTTTAGCATTTTTTATTTTGTTATATTTTACAAGATGGAGATATCTCGTTTGTATATACGCTAGTTCGAAACTAGAAATATATTTTCTTTCGTTTGCGGAAAACTTAGTAAAAACACCTATAAACTTCATTAATTCTTTTTCTGATATAATTTCAAAGAATTCTATCATATTTTTCATAGCTTTTATTCTATCTTCGTTAAAATTACAAAAGCTATTCACGTCGTCATTCTGGTATTTTAAAAGTTGAGACTTGTATAGATTAATGAGTTTTGTACGCATATCAGTATTCCTTTTTAGAAATACTGACTGTCAAGTTTGGTATTTCTATTTTATAATTATTTATATCATTATATATGTGGTGCCACCAAACTTGACTGAAAAGGACACCACATATATAATAGTATAAATTAATGAATTTTGTTTGCATATTAATATTCCCTTTTAAATACTGGTTGTCAGACTCGGTGTTTATATTAGGGTACGTTATTTATATAATGATATAAATTTATTTATATAGTTTAAAAACTATACTTCGTATGTTGAACCATCTTTTCTAACATAGACACCTTCGCAAAGATATCTGTCACTGTAATTATCTGGTCCATCAAGAGAATACCATAAATTCTCTTCGATATTTTCTTCAGCTGAGTCTTTTTCTAAATCATCTTTGGTAATTTCTTTCATATTTATTCCTTTTATAGATATATTATAATAAAAATGTACTTAAATAATCTTTAGATGTTATATAAATAATATAAAAAGAGGCATTAAATGAAAAGTTTTAAAGAAATTGATTGTCAAGATATTACGGAAGCAAATTGGGACGACGCTGAAAAGTATACGGACGTCTTAAAGTATGCTATAGAAACAATAGCAAAGAAAAAAGAGTTTTTAATAACTGACGTAAAGAGAGACGGTACGAACAGTATAAAAGTAAAAATGAAAGACAAAAACTTTGATGAGATAGTAGCAAATATTACTATAGATCCAACATATAAATTTTAGGATAAATAAATGAAAACATTCAAACAATACTCTAGCACAAAGCTAGTTGAGGCTAAAGACGAAATTAACTATAAGAATCTAGTTAGATATATTCCAACGGGTTCTACTATTAAAACAAGTATAGGACAAAAATCTATAAAAATAATGGTTATTAAACCCATTTCTGCACCGCCACTAACAACTAAAGACATACCTGGAGCAGAAAAAAGACTTCTTAAAGATGTAGATAGTTTTATTAATGACGTCGAAAAAGTTATTAAAATAAAAAAGGTCGAAAAAGATACATATGTTTTTATTAAAGGCGTAGATAAAGGAATAGAATTAATTTATGAGTTTAGCATTTTAGTTGGTACTGCTGCTGAGGTAAAAAAATTAATTAAATTAGACGATGCGATGGCTTTTTATAAGTAAAAAATATAAGGATAAATAAATGAATTTTGGTATAAGTGACGATAGTGCTTTAAATAACGAGTATAATTTATTTAGATCTACTACAGAAGAGTTAATTAATCTTTATGGTATAGAGATTACATATATATTAACTGCTAAAGTAAATCAGGATGACATATTTGGAGAACATTCGCATATAAAGATAGATAACGAGAAAATCTTTAAATTTTTTGCTAAACCAGAAGAAACTGAGACATTTGGTGGCGAGGGTGATTTATATTCTAAGTTTGGTTTACAAAATTTAGATACAATGTCATTTTACGTATCTAGAACTGATATGGAAAAAATTCATCCTGAGATAGTAAATAGAGCAGGTAAAGCGACTGTGGACAATTTACCATTCGGGAACATAATAAAGTTGCCTAATAATAAATTATTAGAGGTAACAGATATGAAGTTACAGTCGGATACATTTGGTAACAATAATTCATTTACAACAGATAGACATAAGAATGTTTATAAGTTAGTTACTAAGTCATATTTTTATAATCATGACGATTTAGAAAAGTCTGCAGATATAACAACATCAGACAAGTTCGATTATACAGATTTCGGTAACTTAGATGCTATATTTAGTGATGAAAATACACAAAGAGATAATGTTACAACAAGGTCAGAAAGTACTATATTAGCTGATGAGACAATATATCCTGCAGAGATAAGAAAGAAACCTGTTAGAATAAAAACAGACGAGACTAATCCTTTTGGGGATTTTGGATAAAAATATGATATATGAAACGTTTAGAGAAATAGTAGAAATCGATATATTAATAAATGCTAAAAAATCGTATTCTGTATTAGGTTCTAATGAGAGTAAAGGTATTTTTTCTTGGGATATGGATAAGAAAAAAATGCTAGTAAAAGATATAAAGAAACGAAAACCTGTCATTGCATATAGAACATATTCCTTATCTGAAAAAGAATGGAATAAGTATTTTGACGGAGGTTATACAGAGATAGGAAACAAAAATATAGAGAAAGGTCTTACTTCTCTAACACTAGATAAAAAAATGCTAAATAGATTTAAAGGCGGCGGCGATATTACTATTGAGCTTGAAATTAAAATGAAAGAGTATACTGAGATTTTGGACGATAGTATATATCCAGAAGAAAAAGAAATTTTAGGTAATGATATAAAATGGAAAGTAACAGATTTAGATGATAACACTAGAAACTGGTATATTATAGGCGAACAAATATGAAATTTAAAGACTATATAACGGAAGGAAAATTACAAACAATTTACCATGGTGATAATTTTAATACGAAGAAATTGATACCTAAATTGATGATGCAGGAATCAGGAAATAGTCAGGAAGGTGTAGGAATATATTTTTCTAACAAAATAGAAACAGCAGAAAGTTACGGTAAAGATGTTATAAGCATTAATGTAGATACAAAGAAACTTATACCTAGTAGAGGTTATATTGGAGATGAAATAGGAATAAAAAATATTGCTAAAATTCTGCGAGATATGTACAAAATAGATGAAGAGGAAATGTACTATTATATAAGCGATTGGCTTGAAATAATGGAACCTGAAGATATTAGGGATTATCATTTTGACAAAATGGCAAAAAATATTAAAGATACACAGGTTAGAAATTTCCAAATAGACATTTCAGAAAAGTTTGGTGTTGTACATTTTGTAGAAAGTTGGAATAAAGTTACAAGGATTGACGGTACATACGAAAAAGTGTCGCAAGATGAGACATGGTATGCTATAATAAATCCTTATATTAAGGTGAAAAGTATTAATATAATTTAATATAGGTTTAATAAATACTATTTTATAATTTTTATAATTAATTATAAGGATTATAAAATGTCAGAAAGAAAGAAATATTTAAGTAAAAGAATGGACGAACTAAAAACTAAATATAAAGTAAATTACTTTAGATATTGTAAATGGCAAGCAACAGAAGAAGAATTAAAAGAAATAAAAGAATATGAATTATTCCCACAAAACAGACAAGGCGTATTAATATGATCGATAAAGACAAAAAATTAAAAGAACTTTTAGAAAAAAAGGCAAAAGAAAAATTTAATTTAGTAGATAATAAGTTTTTAAACTTACTAAACAAATCTAAATTTTATTACTCTTCTAATAATCAACTATTAGAGCATATTGCAACATATAAAAATTATTGTATTTTGCTAAAAAGCTCTAATCTTAAAAAAGATATAGATAAAAATAATACAGAAATGTTTCCTACTCTTGTTAAAACAGATGAGATAAAAGGTTTAAAAAGAGTAAACGGTAATATAGTAAGAAAATTAAAACCTGATACGTTAAGCAATCTTGAAAAACTAGCGTTAATAAATTCCGTTGTTGGGAAAATAGATGAGGATTTCTCGTGAAAAATATATTATATGCAATTAGATTACTTATAGGTAAAAAAACAATAACATTAAGAAATAAAAAAGTATTTATTAGAAAAAGAATATTTCATAGTGGGTATCAAATTTCATTAATAGTCTGGAATGGCTTCTATAAAGAGGAGCTATATTACTTTCAAACTAATGTTAATACTCTTGAAGATGTTAATGTATGGTTAAGAACTCATTAATTTGATGTTAGATTATAAAAATTTAAACGAACATGTGGGTTTTATGTTAAAACTTATGAATGTATCCATGTATCCAAGCGAAGATTTTTATACATATCTTACTATTTTTAAACAGAGAGATAAAGAATGTAGTATATACTACGATTTAGCTAAAAATATGGATAGATTAAAAAGCGAATTCGATATAGTATATAAACCTATATTTAAAGAATTTCCTGATGAATTTGAAAAAATTAACAAAGAACATTTTACTTATAAACATTTCGAGTTAACCCATAGTACCTATTTAAAGATTTATTTAAGTATAAAAGAACATTTAGAAAATACGGATAGTATTAATGATCAAATTACAGACGTTATAGAGTGGCTAGATTATTTTAAAGATACTGTTACAGTAGAAGGAATGTTTAACTTTTTACGTTCTGGAAATTATAATTATAAAATAACGCAAGACATTTTATTAGAAAAAGAAGGAATACCGTTTTAAAGGAATAAAAATGAAAGTAAAAATGTTAAGTACAAGTAATAAAGTTTTAGAAGAGCTAATAGGTAAAGAAATGGAATTAAGAATAGATACAATAGCGTCTTATACGTTTGATCCTAAAGGCTGTTCATTCGATTTTAGACGAGGTAATTGTACGACATCCCAAATTAAATCTATAGTTTATGACGAAGTATCTATGGGTTGTACAAATATAATTATAAAAACCAGAAATTCTGAATATATATTTCAACATGGTGAACCGTCAAATAAAAAACCTCTTACAGACGAAGAGATACTAAATTATCAACTTGCATTAGGAATGTATTTGTTTTAATAAAAGTTTAAAGTTAATATATTTATAATATAGTATATAAAATAAAAAGGTATAAAATGTTTAGTAAAAAATACATAAAGATAACAAAAGAAGATTGGGATAAAATAAATTCTCTTTTTAACGATAAAGATTCTGAAATAAAAACATTAAAGACTTTTGTATCAGTCGCTAATGACGAGTTAAAAGAATTAGAAGCATTGAGAAAAGAAGTTGAAACATTGAGAAAATATAAAGAAAAAGACGATCTATTATATTCTTATGAATTATCTTTAAAATCAGCTCAAGAAAATTTATTATTACTTTCTTATGAAAATTCTATGCTAACAAATACAATTGCTCAAATGGAAAAAAAGTTAGATGATACTGTAATGCTTGAAAAATTATATCTAAATAAAATATCTGATTTATCATCTAAAAAATGTAAAGAATATCAAACATATTCAGTAAATGATTTAGATGTGATGGCTTAATTATGTCTAAAATTAAACATATAAAAAATATAAATTTACTCGTTCATGAATATAACAAAAAATTGAGTAACTGTAGAACGCAATATAATAAAGCTGTAGAAGAAGAAAACAGAACAAATAATTTATTTAATAACCCTAAACTTATAGATGAAGAAAATTTGATTTTGGAAACACATTTAAAAGAACTTTATGAAATTAGAGAAATGCTAAACGTTGAAGAAAGTTTATTAGAAGGCTTTATAGAAGACTTAAATTCTCTATTGGAACAATTAAATGAATAAAGATTATGCTAAAAATAAAAAAGCTTTTTTTGATTATGAAATGCTGGAGACTTACGAAGCAGGTATTTCATTAAGCTCTTCAGAAGTAAAGTCTATAAGAGAATGGAAAGTTACGTTATTAGGTTCTTATGCTTCTGTAGATGGAAATAGTATAATTTTAAAACAATGTTCTATATCTAAACCTGATAATATAACATATAATTCTAATGAACATTCTGAAAATAGACATAAAAAACTATTATTAAATAAAAAAGAAATAGAAAAAATAAAGAAACGCGTTTCAGAAAAAGGTATATCATTAATAGTAACAAAAATATATCAGAGGGATAACACAAAGTTTATAAAATGTACTCTTAACGTTGCTAAAGGTAAAAGAAATTATGATAAACGAGAAACTATTAAAAGAAGAGAATCAGATATAGATACAGCAAGACAACTTAAAGATTATTAAATAGGAATATATTATGATAAGATATTTTGTAGCTTATACAGCCATAGATAAAGATGGTGCTGAGTATAACAGAACATATTCAACAATCTATGAATCAGAAGAACCTATAGAAGAATTAAAATCTTTGGAGAATTATTTTTTAGAGCATAAGCATTCTGGCTCAGACTATAATGCAATAACAATAAATTCTATAAATCTACTTTTTAATATTCCTGATAAAATATACATATAATTAAAAAATAAAGAGAATAAGCAAAAGGAATAACATTGAATAAACAAGAATATTTTAATCCATTAAATGACGTTCATTTAATTTTAGTTAATCGATATAAGGAGATGTTTGAGCATGAGCAAAGAACCCCATATACACGTTTTTCTATGGACGTAGCAAGATCACAAGGTTCACCAGATACAAAACAAGAGTCTTTGAAAATATATTCCATGTTATTTGCTATTGAAGAAAACATTGATAAATTTCCTCCTGATAAAAGTAGTAGGTGGATAGGTTATATCCAAAGATACTTAATAGAACAGGAATTAACAAGTGTTCAAGCAGAACGAGATTTTTCAAGACCATTATTTCATGTAGCCTATAAAGAGCTTGGTTATGAAATACCGGAAAAAATAGACGTTGAGCATAAAGTGCAAAATAACTCGCTTCAAATTTTAACATAAGGAATATTAATGAATTTAGAAAAATTTTTGAATGAAATCGCAAATAAATACTCTTATGAATCAACAAATAAATTGGAATATTTAGAAAGGGATATTAATGATTATTGTAACATAAATGACATTATTGTTACAAGAGAAGATAACATAAAAACAAAAGACTTAAAATATGAAGATTTTTCATATGAAATGCCTTATAAGAAAATTAAAAATTATTATTTTTTGGAAAGAAACGGGAGAAAATCAAAATTTAGTTTTGATTTTATGATATGATAAATAAAATAGTTTATATTGGTTCAATAGTTTTATATGGCTTTGGAATGATATATCATGAATTAAAGAAAGAATTAAAAAAATATATTAACTACTAAAATATAAAAATAAGGAAAATATCATAATTAAAAAAATATTAAAAAATATATTGTATATTTTAGTAATTATTATTTTATTAAAGTATATAGGGATAGCAATTGCATTGGGAACTCTTGTATTAATTATAATTTATCATAAAAAATACGAATGTAAATATAATACAAAAGAATGGTACAAAAAAGAAAATGAAGATTTATATAGATTTATAGATAAAAGTATGAAAAATTATAAAAAGGATGATTATGAAAGAACATGTATTATTAAAAGAGATTGACGAAGGAACTAATACAGTAGAAGATTTTATTGAAGAATGTCTTATACGAGATATTGATTATGAGATATTTTTCGAATTTGAAGATACGATAAAAGAATTAATGGAACTTAATATCCAAAAGAGTTGAGTAAATTAATATATATATATTTAATTTATTAGTGTTATAATTATAGTAACTTAAAGGAGTTATATATGATAAACACTATATTAGCGGAAAGCAATAAACCAGATGAAGAAATAGTAATTGGAACCCCAGCAACATTCCTGTTATATTCAGATAGAAGTCCTGGTGTAGTAGCAGTTCATTCTTCTACATGTATTGAAATAGCATCGGTTGAAGCAAGAGCAAAAGTAAATCCTCATTCAAAAGATGGTAAATATCAATATGGCGAATATATTGAGTATGATTATTTTCCAGATTTATCTAAAAAAGTTCTCTTTACACAAAGAGAAAAAATGGCAAATACCAGGCTAAAGGACATGCTTATGATAAAGGTAATGGAACAGGAAGAGTTGCTTTAGGATATATGGAAAAATATCGAGACCCATCTTTTTAGGATGAGTTTCTATGAGCTTATTCAGGCTAACAGACATAATCCAAAAGGAAACAAAATGAGAATAACAACGCCCAAACCAAAATTTACACCACCAGCACAATTAAACTTTTTAAAACGAAAAGAAATGAATTATGACAGTAGAAAACTTCTCATAAAACACTACTGGGATGACGTCCAAACAGAATATACTGAGGCCAATCAACCAACAAATATTTACAATATGTTCTGTGAAATGCTAGAAAGTATGCCTAAGGATATTATATCTGGGTGTGAAACTCAAGGATTATTCAAAGATGCCTTGGAAACAGTTATAGGAAAAGAAGCTACAAAAAGCAAAAAATATATATAAATATTAGTAAAAGGGTATAAATATGTATTTCAAAAATAAACTTATAGAGAGTTCTATAAAGAATAATAAACCTCAATTTATCATTACAAATGAAGATTACGATACAATAAAAAGTAAATTTGGCAACTATGACAGAGGTTTGGATACAATAAAACCAGGACTAATGTTTCTTTTACAGCTTACATCTTTTGGTGATAGTGAATTTATTGATGCTGATAAAATAAAAAATAAACAAGATAGAATTGATAAAACTAAAGAGATACTTCTGAATGCATCTAAAATGCCTGCAATAGTTTTATCTAAAAATAGTGTACCTGATGGAAGTTTTGATTATCCTACATATGAAATAGCATTTTGGACAAAGTCTCATAATGGAGAAGGTTCTGGTTTATTAAGGATGAAAGAAGTATGCATTTGGAGATATTTTGGTGGTGACCATAAAAATAACCAAGAAGGCGCGCTGCCAAATTGGTTTATAGATATGTGGAGAGACGAAACAGAAGATATAGTTGATGGTCCTATTTCACTTAGTCCAAAAGAATTATTTTATATCAAAGATGGTGAGGAAGTTTACATAAATTAATATTCATTTAATAATAATTTAATAATAATAATTTATAAAATAAATAAAGGAAGTTTAGATGAAAACTTTTGAAGAAAAATATAAAGAATTATTAAAAATGGTTAAAGAAGAAACTGAATATCCATGGATTCAAGAATATGCAGGAGCTAACTATGAATGTAAGTTTTGTGGTAAATATGAAGGTCATCATAAAGATTGCTTCGTACAACAAATAGAAAATTTTTGTGAATTAAAATAAAAGATTTATTTAAAGGGTAAAACATGCAAATAATAAACGATGGAAGAACAAATAATGTTATTATTACTGATCATCTGAATGACATAAGAACTCATGAAAATAAAAGTAGAGCCTATAATTATTCAGAAGAAGATATATTGGAAATTTTAGATATTTCATTCAAACAAGGTTTATCTTCATTTAGGAATAAAGGTACAGTAAAAATTAAATATAAAGACGAAGAAGGATATCTTTGTTTTATGATATTGAAAATAGATGATAATGATATAAGAGTAATAACAATAATGGATAGTAGACATAAAAACGATGACTTTTATGCTTTTATTAAGGTTCAGAATATAATTGATATAACTAGATTTTATATTCATGAAGAAAGATATGAATTAAAAATAATTAATGTATCAGCGCCAACTCGCCAGAAGATTAAAAAAGTAAATAAAAAAATTCATAAAAACAAACCCAAAATTCAAGATGTCACTCAAGATGAAATAGATGAGTTTTTGTCAGCTCTAAGATGATTTAATATTAGTTTAAATATAATATAAAAATAAAGGATATAAAAGATGAATTTCGGAGAATTAAATATATTAGTTAAATATATAAGCAACAGAGTCGACCAATTAAAATTTCAGGAATTAATGTATCCTAGATATAATGATCCTAAATATATCATGAATTTATGGCCGTCATTTAGAAATAATCCAACAATGTTTATAATAACAAAGAAATATAAATTTGTATAAAGTATACAAATTTATATAATCATATATAAAGTATATATG